GGCGGCTGGGCTGGTAACTACAGGAGCTGTAACATGATGAATATCTTCAATACCTTCACACTGCCACTTCGTGCCATCAACAAGCTACTGGCTGAGCCGATCCGTTTCGAGATGCCGGACGTGTTTGGCACAGACGAGGTCACGGCCGCACTGCGCCTACGGCGTCAGCACAAGGGCACAGTTCATCGTTCATCCGGTTCGCGTGCTCATCGCAAATGGGCCCGTACTCGTGCAGCAGGAAAGGCGCACTAACATGTCCGAGAACAACACACGTCCGCAGCTGTCGATCCATCCTCGCAACTGGCCCGATGGCATGTCGCCGGGGCGGGTGAAGTCTAATACCTGCTTCACCAAAGACACGCCCACGTTCATCAAGGATACGCACCGACCGAAGTCACATGCTCAGCTCGTGTCACGCAATCGTGCGTATGAGATGCGCAACCCGAGGAAGGGGAAAGGCAAATGACCGATACGGTGGAGATGACTGCCGCCGAGATTTTGCAGGACGCACGAAACTGGCTCGGCGAAGGGGAGCATCGTTGGATGCATGATCCCACGGGCAAGTGGGGCAGCCGGGAGGAGGGGCGTGCGTGTATGCTTCTTGCTCGTGAGGGTGTTCCTCGTCCGTCTGCTACAGATGGCGTAGAAGCGTATGATACGCACGAGTGGAACAAATCTGGCCACTTACTCAATAAAGCCGCTTTGGAGTGGCTTCATGCGAATAACATCGATACGTCTTATTATATCGACGTTGGCGACTTCAACGACGACCTCTGTCCTGACTACCCCACCATGCTCAAGGTCTACGATCGTGCGATCGAACTGGCGAAGGAAGCAGCATGAACATCGTCTGTTGGTCTGCCCGTGAGCAGAAATGGGCTGCGTATCGTTGGCCGAAGCAGTCACCGCTGTTCCGACTGGTCGGGTATTACGATACCAAGCCTGAGGCGTTACGGGCCAAGTGAGCTACTACCTACGGCGGATGTCTGCCGTAGTGAGGAGTTCACACTCCACAATCAGGAAAGGAACTACGAATGGCGAACGATAGCGTCTTATCTTTTCAAATAGACCATCGGGATAATCCCGGCCTGCACAATCTGTATGTCGGGTATGCGATGGAGGAGCTGGAAGTCATCGAGCAGTTCATTCACGAGATGGAACAGTTCTCGCGAGTGACGGCATCAATACTCGCTGGTGGGCTGAAGGAGAAAGTAGCCGAACAATGTAAGCTCGATGCGGCTTGGTTTGAAGCTGCTGGTCGGCGTTATGCTTGGATGGCGAATCCGAACAGCGGTATTGAGTCAGAACAGGCCGATGCCGATGCCTAAGCTCGTTCTCGTCTATGACGATACCAATGACATGCCAGTCATCGAGATGACAGCACAGGACCACTCCGACGATTTGCTGCTTGATGAGGGCTTTGGTGACGAAGCCGAGGAGAGTTATGCCTCGATCACTCGGGAGTATTACAGGAGCTGTAGCGAATGAGCCCCGCGTCATTCCTCAGCCGACACCGTACAATCTGTGCGGTGTTGGAGGAGATGCGCGACAAAATGATCAAACACTATTCATTCGAGGGCTCTAATCGTGCTGACGCCGCCACGATGCTTGAGCTGATCAGTGAGGCCAAGACCTACGCCGAGCGCATGTCTGCGAAGCTCATGGAGTACAAGAAGGCGACTGCTTGGCAGCCTATCTCTGTTGCCGAACATCTCTACGGGCATACCAGTCCACATGAGATCATCGTGTATTGTAAGGATGGGTCGCAAGAGATCGTGCACTACGGTTATACGGAAGTGGGCGGTGTCGTCTGGTTCAACAATGATGTGTACATTCGTGATGCTACGCACTTTCGCGAACTATCAGCACCACCTGCGTAGTGGACAAAGGCGATTTCTCTTTTCTGCCCTCCACGCCTTGCTAGGGAGAACGCAATGAATGGCTGACCAACGTGGGAGGGACAACCCGCCCATATTCTACCTCCCGACACAACTAGCCGGGTACAAGTATCATGCGTTACTTACAGAAGCTGTAGGAGTTCCGTACGAACTGCTTACTGATCTGCATGAAGCGCACCAAACACGTAAGGTCGTCGGGGATTACTCCGTCGTCCGTCCAGCGGGCTTGTATGGTTTTCAGACCATCGATGCCCGTCAGAAATTCTGCAACACGCTGAATGCTATTGCAGATGCGGTGGAAGTTAAGATATGCTTCCCCGTCACCGTGCCTAACATCCATATGGACCAGCCGATGGTGACTACCATTCGGTATCAGGCCGACACTACAGGACCTGTAGACGACGACTGGTTCGAGCAACAACTCAACAAGGAACTATGAAATGGCTGAAGTCATTAACGAAACTACCTCCGAACAGCTCCCGACCGTTGCGATCAACGCAACCGTCCCGCAGCTCAAGGCGTTCGACCCGAACAACATGGCTGCGTTCGGTAACGATCTGCTCAAGGCTCTGATCCAGCAGGCTAGCTACGACGAAGAAATCGCGGCTGCCGTCGACACCGGCGAGCAGGTGCGGAAGTTCATCGGCTTTGAACTGTCCAAGGCCGTGATGACTGCTCACGAGAAGGACCCGGAGCTGAATATCTTCGCGATCTTCGAGGGCGGCAAGAAGGTCGAGAAGCTGAATACTCGCCTGCTCCAGATGTTCGGCGTGGTCAAGAAAGAGATCAAGGACGACGAGATCGTCGTGTCTTGGACTGACCCGTCGCACCAGAAGGAGTACGATTACTCCGCAGTCGACAAGGACAAGGACGAAGCTGAGTATACTCGCCGGTTCAACAACCGGAAGCGTCTCAATATGCGTCTGTCCGATGCCTGCAAGTTCGCTATCGGCCTGCTCGATGGCGGCACGAAGGCTGCGGACCTCAAGATCGTCGAGGAGAACGGCTCGGTCAAGGCTGTGATCGAGAACGCACCGGAGTTCCTCGTCGGCGACAAGACGAAGAACAACGGCAGCACTACGGTCGAGTTCGGCAAGCGCAACCCGAACGAAGGTGCGAAGGTTGCTCCGACGCTGGCTGCGGTTATCCGTGTTGCGGCTGATGCGCACAAGAAGGCCGAAGGTGAGGTCAAGCCGGGTATCGACGCTCGTGCCGACAAGGGCAACGATCGTTCCGGCGACGCCAAGCTGGGGATCAGCGATGAGGACTTCGGTGCCATCGTGAATAACCTGCGTCGTGTCGTGTCGGCTCAGGAAGGCGAGTTCACGCCTGAGATGATCCGTCAGCTCCAGTCGATTGTGCCGTTCCTCGATGAAACCCTGACCGCTTGGGCCAAGGGCGAGGAGCAGAAGAAGAAGCTGGCCGCTGCGGAAGTGGCCGGTGAAGGCAAGAAGAAGTAACCGACTACAGGACCTGTAGTTCTTGGGCCTCGGAGAGAACTCCGGGGCCTTTTTCATGGAGGAAGAAATGGGTATGTATACGGAGCTATACATCTGTACGCGCGTGTCTGGAAAGGCACCACCAGATGTGATCAAAGCACTTCAAGTCATGTGCGATGATGGGAAAGCGCTTGGTGATCTACCTGTGATCGATCATCCCTTCTTTACGAGGCAACGTGTTCCGTGGATGTTGCGCTCGTCTAGTTACTACTTCGTGCCGGATGCAATTCAACACTTCAAGTATGATGACATCGGCAAGTATTGGGTGCTGATCGTACGCTGCGACCTCAAGAATTACGAAGGTGAGATCGAAGCCTTCGCCGACTGGATTACGCCGTACCTTGATCTTGAAGAAGGTGAACACGTTGGACATAAACGGTATGAAGAGAACGAACTACCAACGCTGTGGATACATCCGAACGTGTGGAAAGCCGTCACTTGACAACACCACCGTCTTATATCTGCTCTATCCACGTTGTGCGAACGGTTTTCCCATGCCTATCCCACCGTGAGCATGATGTTTCCTCCCTGATTACCCACACCGCCGTGTGGGCACTAGCCCGTCAACAGCTTCTCGAACCCTCGGGGCTGTTGGCGGGTTTCTTTTTGCGTTAAGGTACGCAAAATATTTAGCTTGCCTAATCCCTGAGTTTGTGAGTGTATAATCAGATCGGAGAGGCTTGTCCTCACGATAGAGGGCGTGTGTGAGTTCCTAGCTCCTTCGCCATCCGAGGGGCGGCTGTTTGGTAGTCAGTCGCCCCTTGTTCTACTACAGCACCTGTAACGCGCCGACCGAAAAGAGGAGTATGCGCAATGACTAAGGTACGCTCTGAGCTTGAGCAACTATACATCATAGCCCTCGAAGCTGTTTTTCGTTTTGAGGAGGCTGCCGCCCATGAAGAAGTTATGTGGACGGGCTGGGGAGAACAAACCGTTCCTCCCGAAGCGACAACTCGTCGCGTGAAAGCGGGTCAGGCATTTGACGCCTTGCGCGATGCCGACAAACGATCCAAGCCAATCATCGAGTTCATCAAACAGCGCCATCGTGCTGAACGTGATCTTGAGGCTTATCTTTGACGTTCTCCGCCCCACGTATCGGCATCATAACACCACATTCCAAGCAAGCACCGTTCTTAGTACGTGGTCCGGACCAGCATTGGCGGGTCTGGCTCGCGTATGATCATGACGTATCGCAGGGTACGTACTTGGACTGTTACCCATCGGGCCTAGTCGAGCGGGTGACGCTCGGTCCGGATGGGAGTGTCAGGGAGATCACCCGTATTACAGGACCTGTAGATACATGACGACATACCGCCACAAAAAGACAGGTGGTTTCTATCAGATTATCGGTAAGGCTATTGTACAAGCCGAGAACTGGCGTGACCACGATGACTATTTCGACAGCAACGGGGAGTTTCCCGATGTGGATGGTCGTGAAGTTGTCTTGTACCGAAACGCGAATGATCCTACCGCATTCTATGTTCGGCCTGAGAAAGAGTTCTTCGATCGATTTGAGGAAGTGAAATGAAATCAGTCATGACCGAAGCCGAAGTCTCGGCTGTTACAGCAGCTGTAGTTGATAAGACTCTCCATCAGCTCCCGTATAACTCTCAGGACGCACTCGACGCCGATATGGCCGAACACTTCGTCCTGAAACGCATCGCTAAGATCGTGAATCCACGTCTCGACAAGCTAGAGGATCGGCTCAAGAAGCAGTACCGCGATAGCGACATCTCTGCTGTCACGCTCTCCAACAACTACCGCCGTGAAGTCGGCGAAGGCACTCCCCGTGCGTCGTTCGACAAGGAAAAGTTCATCGACTTGATCAGCAACACCTACCCCGAGATTATGAAGCATCAGCTTCGAGAACTGGCCGAACAGTGCAACAAGCTCTCGGCTGCTCCGATCAGCATCTCGGTCGATTATATCGGGGATGTACCGAGGAGTGAGACGTGACCAAGGAACAGGTCGATCAGATCATCGAGGTCATCGAAGCTTATGTCGCTGAGGCCAAACTCGACATCCGCAACGCAGAAAGTGGCATGGAGTATCTGCATCGTCGTGAGATGGTGAAGAAGCTATATGAGCTGGTCGAGGCGAGCAAATGACGGCCACCGACCCAACCCTCTACACTCATCCCAACATCCGCGATATCCCCCTTCACGTCCTACAGGAACGTGCTGAGCAACGACGCAATCGACGCCTCCTCGCAGCCGTCGAAACCAACCAACTCAAACGGGATAAGCTATCACGTCTGTCCGGCAAGGACTTGGAGAAGTTCACCAAGCTCACCGAACGTGCTGAGAAGATGTTGGACGACGTTCGGGACAAGCTCGATAAGGTCGACGATCTCCTCCGTGAGGCTCGCCGACTGGACGGAAGCATTACACTCATTCAACAGGAGCTAGGAGACTGATATGCCCCGAGATATTATTACGCTCGCACGAGATTATGCTTATTGGCAGGATCGTATAGAATTAGCAGGGACGAAAGAGCATTCAACGCGTGATGCTGTTCGAAATGCTATTATCGCGGAGTTTGATAAGGATTTACGCTTCGGACAAGAAGTTACAGCACCTGTAGCTGACGAGCCTCAGCCGAGTGATCCGTATGCTGAGGGCTACGAGGCTGCTCACAACGAGGTCATCGAACATGCACAGGCACACGTTACCCACTTGGAGCAGTCGTACCCGCGGGACACGGTTATTCCTGCTGCGGAACATGATGCGATCATGGAGAAGATAAGGACTTACGAGCATGTCATCGCTTGGTCACGAGGAAAGCTCAATCCGCCGACAGCCGACCTACCGCCGGGTATTATCGCGATTAGCCTCAATTCGCCTGAGGACGTTGATAAGCTATTCGACATCCTCGGTGAGTTCTTCGGAAAGGACGGGCTCGATGGCTGACAGTCCCGGAGAGAATGAGTACCTCGCAGAGGATTACATCAACAACCTGAATGCGTTAACACAAACACCGCAGGCACCAAGCGTGCTTCCTGCACCCAATGTCGCATCCATCACCCTCTACGCCAGCCTCCGTGATCAGCTTCACGACCTCAGCGAAGAACGCAAAGGGGCTGGGGAGATGGCACGGTATTGGGCTGAACGTGTGACTGACCTCGATAAGACGATCTCGGCCATCGAGACTGTGATGAACGCAACTACAGGAGCTGTAATTCCTCCTGAGGAGACTGACAATGGTAGCTCTGGTAACACTCGACGTCGAGGTAATCGTCCGCAAGCTGAGCAAGGCGGAAGTCCATCCTGACGTCATCGAGGTCTTTGTCGAACTTCACGAGACGCAACGTGCTCTTGAGAAGCTCGTCAATGAACTGATGACCCATCAGGCAGCACTACTCGATGCGACGAAGCTGCTCAATGCTGGGTTCAAGGACCACAAGCGTCATCTGGAGAAGATCGAGAAGAAGTTCCAAGGCGACGACTTCGGATTGGTCACAGGAGATAGGAAGAACTGATGCCTAACAATGTGCTACTGTCCGTATCAGCCGACACGGCTGCGAAGCTACGGGCGATGACGAAGTTTGGTGACGATGAGACACCGGCTCGTACGATCGATGACGTGATTGTTGAACTACTTGGGCGGCCTACAGGTGCTGTAGAAGCGGTACTTCCCAAGCCTGCACCCAAGTTCCGTGCGAAGAAGAACATCCCGTGACCAGTATCAACATCCGCTACACCACCCCTGCCGATCAGCACATGTTCGCCTACTCACACTCGATCGTTGAGGCTATCCTCACCTGTCCTGTGTGGGGGCTGATCCGGTACGCGAAGGGCTTGTACTACCCCATCCAGAACCGGCAACTCCCACTCGAAGCTGGGGGTGCTATGCACGAGGTCTTTGCTGCGGTTCGATTGTGGCAACTGCTTCGGCTACAGAACCTACCTGATCACTTCAAGTTCCACGGTGAACGGTTATTCAACGACGAGGACCATCCAACGCGCTTCCGTGATAGCTGGAAGGTGATCAATACCTCCCCGCGAGACGAACTCCTGTCGTTCTGCTTCAAGGTGCTCAACACTGGGGACTACTACGACGATCCCAACGATAAGACCCGGACGTTGGCGAATATGGAGGAGACGATCATCAAGTATGTTGATGAGCAGATGCCTCGGATGGACGCCAACCCGATATGGGTGGCGGACATCAACGATCCTATAGCTCCTGTAGGCATCGAACAGGTGTTCGACATCATCATCGAGCAGGGCGATCGCAGCATCCGCTACATCGGGACCATCGACGGCATCACTTGTCCGGAGAAGTATCCCGGTACGGCAATGGTCGATGAGAATAAGACGGCATCGAGGCTAGACGAGACATGGCGTAAGTCGTATCAGGTCAAGTCCCAGCCGACTGGTTACATCGCTGTGGCACGACTGCTCACCGGCCTCGAAGTCACTAAGGTCCGCATGATTGGCATTAAGATCAAGCAAACCCGAAGCAATGAGGACTACTATGCCTTCATCGAAGAACGAGAGGACTTCCAGCTCGAAGATTGGGTCCGAAGCCTGTTCTTTGCCGATGAGCTTAACACCCGATTTGGTGACGATCCACTTAGTGCGCCCCAGTTCACTCATTCCTGTTCTCGTTACTTCCGGGCATGTGCGTTTATCGACCTCTGCTCTGCTGACCCGCAAGACCGACAGGACATTTTGGATGGAATGGTTCAGGCTCCTCTCACACCAAGCCAGAGAGCAATCAAGGAGAGACTAGATGCAAGTGCCTGAGGATACACTCCTGCCCGTCGAAGGGCGGTATGCTGGACTGATCGACTTCTTGGAGAATGCGTACTACCCAGCACGGTTCTCTATTCTGGTGATGCACCCCGATGAAGGTGGTACACACCTAACGACCCTTGCGACACTGGATGTCGATTTCGTGATCAAGGCGGTCGCGATGCAACTGGAGGGCCTTCATGCAGCAGCTGCCAACCAACGGCGTGTTGAAGAAGCTGCCGGTAGTGGACCTGATCAAGCTGACGAAACAGGCGATCCTAGCGTCAACTGAACGCAACTGCCTTGAGCATGTCCTACTCGATCTGCTTGAGGACATGGACGTCGAACTGTTCCCACGGTTGAGGTATCAACTCGACCGTGTGGAGGGCCTCGGTAAGAAGGTCATCGAGAACAGAGTTCGATGGGACGACTGGCCGACTACAGCTCCTGTAGCGGTCCAACCAGAGGAAACAAATGGAAGAACGATCATACAAGGAAGTGTTGGAGACACTTGAACGCCAACTTGCCGACGCCAAACGCACTTATCTACAGATGTTCGGTTGGAAAGAAACAAGCCAAACACCAAACTACCGCTGGTACTGGACCAAAGAGTTCAAGGGTTCAATCCTGATGTTCAATACGGACGATGCGGTACAAATCACTAAGGACTTCATCGACGTAGATACATCTGGAGACGACAATGGCTGATGAAGAAACTGCCGCCCCACCGCGCCCTACCAGTCGCATGTCGGGCATCATATGGGGTCCGCCCAAATCTGGTAAGACCACCTTCGCTGCGACATCCCCCGGTCACAAGTACGTCATCAACCTCGACCCCGACGGTTGGCAGGCGATCGGCTACCGCGATGACGTCACCGTGTGGGACTACTCCGATCAGCCATCCGAGGACATCGTTCGGGTCATGACTACCAAGATCGGGACGAAGATTGAGCAGTCTGGTGCCCAACCCGGCGACACTCTTCTGTTCGACAGTGCGTCGTCATTCTACCAAGCCGCGTTCAACACTGCCGTCTCCAAGGGCATCGGTAAGTCGAACAAGTTCACTCCGACCATCGAAGAACCCGGACAGTCTGCCTATGGTGCCCGGACGCAGTATCTCATTCAGGCAACCGGCGTAATCCTGCGTGCTACCCGTAAGATGGGAATGCATTGTTGGATCATCGGGCATGAGGATACAGCAACCACCAACGACAAGGGTGAGTTCCTGTATATCTCCATCATGATGTCTGAGAAAGCCGTCAACCAGACCAGTCTGCAAATCTCGGAGGTCTGGCACTTCTCGGACCCCGGTACTGGCAACAAGCGGCGTATCGCGGTTCGTCCGTGTCGCGGACACAAGCCGATGGGTAGTCGCATGTTCAAGCAGGACGGTGCGGCGGAGTTCGAGTTCAAGTACAACATCGACAAGCCAGATGCGGGACAGGAAACCATCGCCAAGTGGTGGGATGCTTACATCGCAGGTGGCATGAAGAAACTGGAGCTGCCAGAATGAGAGGTCAGCTGACCATCGTCTACCCCGACAAGCCTATGGAGCTGCGGCTACTGGGCTACCCCCCGAACTTCGCCGACCTACAGATGATCGTAGGTGGTACGGTACAGATCGTTCCGCACTGGGACCAGAACGTGGACTTCGACGGCGTGTTCCGTCAGGCTACGGTCATCGTGAATGAAGATGCTCCGGCAATGGGACTGCAAGTCAACCACTGGGCTACGGCCATGTGGCACTTCGTAGCTCGGGCCAAGGGGCATCGGATCAATCAGCCTCTTACAGGGCCTGTAGTGATCGCCACTGGCGACGACGAATTCCTCAACGCTTTCCTCGAATAGATCGATCGGACTACCCGATCATCTTTGGGTGTAAGGGACGGCACCCATCCTCCACGTCCCAATCATGGAGAACGCCTAAATGGCTGACGATAGCATCATCGAACTGGATATGAACCTCGCCGACGTGCAGGACTTCGAAATCCTGCCCGACAGTAAGTATCCGGGCGTGTGCACCGCCGCCGAGCTTCGTACCTCGGACAAGGGCAATCAGTACTACTACACCAACTGGAAGATCGAGCCCGAAAACTATCCGGCCGACTACGACGTCGAGAACAACCCGGAAGGTACGACGCTGAACTACAGCCGCATTCAGGCACCGACGAGTGGCAGCCGCCGCGAAATCAGTGCAGTGAAGAAGCACTACGCGGCTATGGGTCTGAGCCTCAAGACCAGCAAGATCGACCCGAGTGAGTGGGTTGGTCAGAAGGCGTTGCTCGTTGTGGGTCATGAGACTTACAACGGCGAAGCCCGTAACAGCATCGTGGCTGTTGAGAGCCTCGACGCCTAATTACAGGTCCTGTAGTGTGGGGGGCTGCGGCTCCCCACATTCTCATAACAATAATCAGGGACCCACTATGGCATTCCACAACAAACCCACCCTAGCCCAACGCTATCTCGAAGCTGCTGGTGATCAGTTCAAGTTCCAGCAGGACATCGGACGGGTTGCGTCAGGCGGCTACGGCGAACCTCGACGTCTCGAATTCTTCTTGGACTTCACTGAGATCGTCAAACGTGCCCGATCGTGGGAAGTCGAACAGGAGAAGAAGGTGCTGCGGCTCAAATGAAGATAGATAACTTCTCCGTCGACCAACACACAGCCGTCGAACTATGCCTCGACCTGTCAGCCCGTATCGTGTCCGTCACTGGCGAGGCAGGTACGGGCAAGTCATCGGTGCTCGGTGTCGTCGTCACTGAGCTACATGAGAAAGGATATTCTGTTGCTGTATGCGCGCCTACAGGCCGGGCTGCTCAACGTATTCGTGAACTCACAGGACATCGTGCGCAAACGGCCCATCGTTTACTCGGCTACGGTGCCCCCGATCCTGACGACCCGGACGACATTACAATCCCTAAACGATCCCGCATCCAACCCATTCCTGCCGATGTCGTCATCGTCGATGAAGCCTCGATGCTGAGTGAGGACCTTCACCGCAACCTCGTAGACGCCCTTCGTCCGGGTGCCTCGATCCGGTTCTTCGGGGACATCCATCAGCTCCCGCCTGTGAAGTCCGAGGGTGTCCCACCGTTCAAGAAGATGCTCGATAAGTATCCCAAGGTCATCCTGACCAAGAACTTTCGATCGACGGACGGTATCGTCCAGGCAGCACAGTCAGTTCTGCGTGGTCTGGTCCCACGTACCAATTCCAAGTTTCAGCTGCTGAATTACACGTCATCGATTGGCCTGAACATCCTCGATAAGTTCATCGATCAGGACTTCATGACACCGAGGGCACAGATTATTGCTCCGACCCGAACTGGCAAACTCGGTACGCAGATCATCAACGGCTACATCCAGCAGAAGCTGAACCTGAATAAACGCGTCCTCGACTTGGAGTACGATCTCGGTCGTGGTGAGATGCACAAGCTCCGTGTCCGTCAGCAGGATAAGGTCCTGTGGACGAAGAACGACTACAATCTCGGGCTGATGAACGGGATGATCGGTACGGTCGTAGACTTCGATGACTTTACAGGTGCTGTAGTGATCACGTTCGACGGGAAGGACTACACGATCCCGTCCCTACTCGAACGGTTCGATGACAACAACCGCAAGGTCGAGAGTTACGACCCACGCAAGTACATCGACTTGGCCTATGCGATCACCACGCATAAGTCACAGGGCTCGGAGTTCGCTCGTGTCGTCATGATGCTCTATTGGTCGAGTGTCATGTCTCGTGAGAACTTCTACACGGCAATTACTCGTGGCAAGGAACATGTCACGATCATCGCAGGTCCGGGAGGGCTCAAGGCAGCTATGGCTCCCGACCCAATCTTCAAGGAGAAGAAATGAAGCTCATGATAATGGGCCATGCTCGACACGGCAAGGATACGGTGGCTGAGTTCATTCATCAGAACTACGGGCTGACGTTCACGAGTAGTTCGCGGTTTGTGTGCGAACGTGCTGTGTTCCCAGTCCTTGCGATGCGGTATGGATACGAAACACCGGAACAATGTTACGATGACCGAGCCAATCATCGAGCCGAGTGGCATGATCTGATTTGGGAGTACAACCGTGCGGACCCAGCCAATTTGGCTCGGGAACTCTATACCAAATTCGACATCTACACAGGTATTCGGCAGCGGCGAGAGTTCTATGCCATCCGCAATGAGGGACTGTATCACTCGGCGATTTGGGTAGACGCGTTTGGGCGTATGCCCATTGAGCCGCCAGACAGCATCAACGTCGAACCGTGGATGGCTGACTACTGGATCGATAACACAGGCACACTACAGGACCTGTATCGCAACATCCGAACCCTTATGGAGCCGATGCTTCTATGAGCGACACTCTCCTAGCAATGAAGCAAGAGTTCCTGCGTCGGTGCCTTACACTCGACCTTGAACCAACCGTCCTTGGTGACGGCCGTATCGATGCTGAGATCATCATTATCGGTGAGGGTCCTGGCTCGCAGGAAGTGTTGGCCAAGCGTCCGATGGTTGGTCCGACAGGGCAGCTGTTGTGGAACACGTTGCGTCCACACGGTATCTTGCGTACCGACGTCTACGTGACTAACGTCTGCAAGCGTCAGATGTCACTCGATAAGCGAAAGTCCGACGACATCGGTGCTGACGAGTGGCTCAAGTGGCAGAACCTCTTACAGTGGGAGATCGCACAGTTCCCTAACGCCAAGTACATCTTTGCCTTGGGGAATGCTGCACTTGGAGCACTTCATGGGCTACATGGTATTACAAGCTATCGCGGTAGTGTGTATGAATATACAGCGGAGGAAGGACGCGAACCGCTACAGGTCCTGTATTCGTTCAACCCCGCAGCCGTGCTTCGATCACCCGAGGATGAGATCATCTTCCAGTTCGATGCTCGTCGGTTCAAGGAGGTCATCCACAATGACTATCAGCCGTGGCCAGTCACGACCACCTACGATTTTACCTTCGACGAAGCGATGGGGATCATTGGATCATACAAGTCCGCACTTCTCCCCACTGCGGTGGATATTGAGCTTACTAGCGGTCAGCTTGCTTGTGTGGGGCTTGCTCGTGATGAGCATGTCGCTCATTGTATCAACTTTCGTGGGCAGCTAGAGAACATCTACACACAGGACGAGGAGATCAAGCTCCTGTTCGCACTACAGGACCTGTATGAGACATTGGCATCCGCCGACTGCCTCATTGCCCAAAACGGTGCGTTCGACTCCGGCTTCTCGTCCATCATCGATAACATGAACATGCCGATCTCGTACGATACCATGCTCATGCATCATACGCTCTATCCAACTCTACCGCATAATCTCGGCTTCCTGACCTCGATGTACACGACCATCCCGTACTACAAGGGTGAGTTCGATGACTTCAAGGAAACTGGTGAGGTCAACACGCTATGGGAGTACAACGGCAAGGACTGTTGTGCAACACTCGCCTCGTGGACTAAAATGAAGCGAGAACTCCAATCCCAAGGCCTATGGGACTTCTACTGTTCCCACGTCAAACGGCTGCAACCTCACTGTCTCACGTCTACGCGTCACGGCGTCCCCGTAGACCTCGAAATGAAGCAGAAGGTCACTGAACAGCTTCGTGAGGATGAAACAAAGGCCCTTGAGCATTTCCAGTATGTAGTCCAACAGGCCCTCAACTTCCCCGAGGGTAACAGTTATCGGCCCAATCCCGGCTCGTGGCAGCAGCTCAAGAAGCTGTTCTATGATCCGGGTTATCTTGGGCTCAAACACCGTACCCAAGGCACTGATGCCGACGCGCGTAAACAGCTCATGGCTGACCCGCGTACTAGTGCCGAGGCTAAGGAAGTTCTGGTCGCGATCAACAAGTGGAAAGAGATCAGCAAGTTCCGATCGACTTACGCCGAGATGCGGCTCGATAAGGACAATCGGTTCCGGACTGTATGGAACCAACAGGGCGTCCAATCCGCCCCCGGCCGTCTGTCGTCATCCCAAACCCTGTGGGGTACGGGTATGAACGTGCAGAACCAGCCGCCTGCCGCACGGAAGTTCTTCATCGCCGATCCCGGCTGTGTGTTCTTCTACTTCGACTTGAGCCAAGCCGAAGCGCGTGTAGTGGCTTATCGTGCAGACATCGACAAGTGGAAGGAGGATTTCGAACGTGCTAGGATCGACGGCAGTTATGACGCCCACCGGGCCTTGGCTAGCGAGATGTTCAAGGTTCCCTACGACGACGTACCGAAGTCGGACCGGAACGACGATGACACTGATTATACGATCAGGTACATCGCCAAACGGTGCCGTCACGGGCTTAATTATCGGATGCACATTGATAGGTTGGCTGAGACTACAGGCCTTTCCTATGCCCGTGCAGCGGCTAGCTACCATGCTTACCACAAGATAAACCCTGAGATACAGAAGTGGTGGGCTCAGCAGGAGCTGCTCATCAAACGAGAAAGGCAGATGTTCAATGCCCTTGGGAGACGATGGAAGGTTCTACAGCGGATTGATGACGATGCTCTTATTCCGATCGTCGCCTTCTACCCTCAATCAACTATTGGCGATAAAGTCTGTCAGGTCTGGTATCAGTCTCAAGAAGACGATCGCTGGGATACCTCCAAGGCACGTATCGTCTTCAATATTCACGATGCTCTCATCGGAATGGCGACGAAAGAGTACGCCAAGACCGCTCTCTCGATCTGCAAGGCGTATGCGGAAAAGCCGATGATGATCCAGAATGTGTATGGGACCAAGACCGAGCAGCTAATTGTCCCTGCTGACACAGCGATCAGTTCGCTGGAGCAGCGGGACAAGAAGGGTACGGTCATCTCGATCGATAAGTACCATCGTTGGTCGGGGCTGGTTAAGGAAAAGATCGAAGCTGCGAGTTTGGCCGCGTGACTACAGGACCTGTAAAAGCCCCATATGCCGGAGCCGAATACAAACCGTTCCAACGGCGTGAGCGTCCGACTAACCTCATGAAGGACCTGACGGACCTGCGTCAGAGGCTCAAGGACCAAACGACCCACCGCGATGATCTCCTCGATGACCTTGAGGAGATTATCTACAAGATGAAACACGGAGGCTATAGTGGGCTTAACCGACCTAGAGATTAGTAATCTCTCCAACCACGAACTCCTCGATAACATTGTCGAGGAGTCCTCCGAAGTCATCCAAGCTGTGTGCAAACTACGCAAGTTCGGAGCACAAAGCCACCACCCCGATCGAACAACGACCAACACCGAGGACCTACTCGCTGAATACGAACAGGTCCGAGCCGCCATGATCGAATTCTGTCGACGTTCGGGTGCTGCGTATGGAATACAGATGACGGCATTTGCTGAGAGCAGGAACAACTGATGATCAATTACCAACACGGCAAACGTACCATTGCTTGTGACGATTGTGGTGAGGAATACTCCCGCCACGGCAAACGAATGGTCTACGAACCCGACGACTTCGACATCATGATTTCGGACATCAAAGAGGACGGTTGGCTGATCGATAAGATCGTTGCCATGCCCGGAAGGACACCAGAATGGACGCACACGTGCCCGGACTGCCAATAACCCGAAACCACGAGCGACACACATACAACGATCCGGTACTTGATCACTTGCTTTGGGCAATGGATCGGGACAAGCGAAAGATGTATGCGCTCGCTGAGTTGGCGGGTTATTCACAGCCGACGTTATCAAACTTGCGGCGTGGCCGACACGCCCCGATATACTTCTTGGTCCGTGATCTTGCTCAGGTGCTCGGTTACAAACTTGTGTTACAGGAGCTGTAATGCCCCGTAAGGTTAACGGCTTCCTCACCAAGACCGGACACTACTTCGACACCAAGCTCGAAGCCGAACAGTACGAAGCCGTGTATGACGTCAACGAAGCCATCGAGGCTCTTCTCCGTGACTCACGCTTCGTCGGATTCAACAGCGTCGAGTACATGCGACAACGCCTTCGTGCTTTCCTGATCGAACAGCACGTTGTAGTCCAACGATACACGTCGCAGAAGTACCTGCCCGATCTACCGGAGTTACCCGATGACGAGCCCATTCCGCCTTCCATCACAGGAGATTTGGGACAAGCTGACGGCGACGGAGCAGAAGACTTTATGGATGCAATGGTTCGATCAGCTTCCGAAAGTGAGACGTGACTTCATAAATGCGTATGGCGCAATGGCGTATCAACGTTGGAAGCAATCCAAGATGCCGATGCGTAACTTCGAGATAATGCTCAGGGAAGAAATGCACCTATCACCCAGCTCGCCAGTGTTTGATGAGCACAACAAGAGTGCAACATGAGCGTACTAAGCATTCACTACATGAACAAGGTCCGTAAGGCTCTGATCGCTACAGAAACCACCGGCCTGATGTTCACAGACATCTACAATAAGGTCCGGTACATCAAGGGCACAAACGCCAAAGACCTCCGCGCGCTACTCAAAGCGTGGGAGGTCCGTGGTTGGGTCAACAGTTTTACGCGTGGTGGCATTGGGCCAACTAATCAGTCCGCTGTCATCTACCGTGCAACCGTCAAGCTCCTTGATGAGTGGCATATCATGGAACATGCGTTCTATGAGATCGCTACTGGAGTGGGTTGGACATCGGACTTAACATCTCAATCCGAAACTCCTGACCCGGTTTCATCAGACCCTGAGCTTGAAGTTGTTGTGTCAGATCATCCTCGATCTGCTGAATGATCTTCAACTGGTCACGCATGACTTCTACACGATTGGCCTCAAGGACATTGATGAGACGGGTTACGTCCATCCGGTTCTTGAGGTCAACGTGATTAGCCTTGAGGAACTCAGCCGTCTTAGCAATGAATTGCAGACGAGTTAGTTCGTCCTCGGCGTCTTTGAGCTTCCCCTTTGCAGCGTCCTTAGCAGCCTTGGTCCCTTCGGGGTCGGGGGTGTTCTTACCAATACGCTCGGGGAATTCTGCTACAGCAGCTGTAGCCTCATCGACCACGGCCTGAGCAGCCGGAATGCTCTCCCCGATACCATTGATCTGCTTCTGGAACTGCTCGAACTCCTTAGCACGACCAGCACTGTAGCCACGGAGCAGTCTGATCTGATCCGTGAGTGCGTTCATTTGTGCCTGCGTCTGTGGGAAGCCGTAGGTACTTTTCTTCCTGAACGCGTCCTCGATCTGTTGGCCGAATAGCTCGTACATCGGATTGATCGGCCGTGGTGTCGGGGGCGGTCCCATATCACCGATGGGAATGTCCTCGCCAAGCAACGGCTTCACAGGCTCCTTACGAACGATGCCATCTTCATCGAAGTGTTGCGTCCACTCGTCATCGAACTTGTAGTACGCATCTAGCTTCTTCTGCTGCTTCGAGCTGATCGGTGTGAAGTACGCACTATTCGTACGCCACCCACCTACGCCCTTGACGATAGCCGTTCGCTTGGCGACACCGGCGAGGAACTCGTCTACAGCTGCTGTAGCGTCTCCCTCCTCCATGAACGCATTAGCCATCTCTAGCCCCAACGCCCCCTGCGTGCCGAACTGTGCCCTAATGGCCTGTTCGACATTCTCGGGCAGGAAGCCTACGTTATCCTCACGGATGTCGTACGTATTCTTCCACGGCGTCGTGATGCTCTCCATCGGCTTGTTACCGCTGAGAGCCATCATTGCAGCGAGGCTTGGGGGCGGTGCTAGGCCACCCACATTCTCTAAGATACTCAGGCCGGTCTGCGTCATCGCCTCACCGACTTCCTCATCACCCTTGCCATAGTTGTACAAGGCAGTGAGGAACGGTGCCATGAACGGTGTCTGCTCATGGGCGATCGGGATACTAATGCCCTTCTCCGGAGGCTGACCCGGAAGTGCGAAGTACATCTCCATGACCTGATCACGGTTGGAGCGGTTCTCGAACTGGTAACGGGTGTAATCGACACCAGTTGCTTCACTCCATGCCTTGTTCCACGCGAACCCGACCAGTGCCGGTAGCCCGACACTCATCCAGTTCCGGAGTGCGAAGTTCACAGGATCGGCAGCCGCTGCTTGGCCCGCACGACGGAAGCCTTGGATAGCTGGGTTCAGATACGGAACCCCCAACCGAGCCGTCTCAATGGCAGCACCGGCCGCTGATGATAGTGCGGCTCCGACACTCCCGCTATCGACCAAGTCGCCTGTGATCCGTTTGCCTGCTGCGTCGTAAACACGGCCTCCACGCATTGTATCGCCGGTGATCTTGCGAGCATCCTGCAAGGCATCGTCGATGGCCTTACCCATCCCCTTCCCACGCTTCGCCGCATTGTAACGTGGTGCCTCCTGAATGGCATCGAAGATCGCAGACAGACCGGCGAACAGCGGTTTGGCGGAACGCCCATACAGCTGCTGTAGTGGCTCGGGGATCGACTTCGCAATCTCACCCAAAGCACCACGAGCGGACTGGATACGGTCCTTCATCAGACTTGCGTCGAAGCCACCCGCATCCTGTAGCGCGTGATAGAACGTATTCTGGTACGTCTGTGCGAGGCGAGCAGCCAGCTGCTGTTCAGCCTGTGGCGTCAGAGGCAGGCCGGGGATAGCCGACTTACCCATGTCCATACGAGTGGCAACTTCGTCACGGAGCAGACGTGCGAATTTGGCCCCCAGTATCTCTACAGGAGCTGTAATCGTTCCGATACCCGTACCAGCCTGACCCTTGATCTTGTTCGCCCAGCCAGACATCGCATCTCGCAGCAATGTCGTAGGAGCAAACGCAATCGAGCCCACACCAGTCGTCCCCTTCTCCATCAACCGACGCGAGCTAAACAGCATCATCGCAGCCGGATTGGTGAGGATATAAGGATCGAACTTGAGCAGACTGGCCTGTAGCTGATCAGTAATATACGTCTCTTTCTTGCCGTTGCGGTATACCTGTACCAACCGCCCCGGATACTTCGCGATCTCCTCGTCCTTCGCCAGACGAACAAGCGGCTTACCCGATTGAGTAATACCGCTCTTGAGCATCTGATCGATGTACGCACCCTTCACATTGTTGTTCAGCTGCGACTTTAGAGCACTTTGGGCGTACTGCATGAACGTGGGAACGGCTTCACGGCGACGGTCAATGCCAGAAGTAGTCTTGTAGTCACGTTCCTGTAGCCACTTGATCTCGTCACCGAACAGATGGCTGCGTTCGGCATCGTAAATCCGCTTGAGCAACGGATCGCTGGGATCGACGTAATCGAGGTTGAGCGGGACATAGTGACCACGTTCCTTATCCAGTCCCGCTTTTGCTTTGCCGTCGAGCATCGCGTAAGGACCTTTGGTGAGATACTCTCTCACGCCCTCTGTGCTCATCTGATAGTCGCGGCTGAACTGTGCAAGCTGCGGGTACTTCTTGCGGTAGTTAGCCCGCACCCCTTTGAGCTTCGATAGTTCGGCGGGATCGGTGGGCTTAGCAGCATTCCGAGCAAGTCGCATGTTGATGTCGTCGATGTAGTCACCGATCAGAAGGTAGTCATTCCACTCCTTCTTGACGTCCTCGGGGTAGCGACTGAACACGTCGAACAGGTGACGCGGTGCTACAGGAGCTGTATAGTCCCCGTACTTCGTCCGCATCTTCCCGTTCGCCAAGCCCTCGTTGACCTTCGTCAGACCAGCGACCTGCGTATCCATATCGATGCTGTTACGAAGATCATCGAGATCAGGCACACCAGCCCGCTTCGCAATATCGACTAGCACATCCTTGTCGTCTACACCGTACGTCTTATACAGGTCGCCGGTATTAGTGATCGTGAATAGGTTATCCGGCCCAAACTGGTCGACGTCCTTCAACGCCTTTACGGTCGGTGCCTTCACCGGGATGTTCTTAGCCAAATGTACGCCATACGCACCAAGCAACGGGACCGTCAGACCAGCCGCGATCGCACCGATGCTAGCTGCATCGATGGCATCCGCGGGGTTCTCGGGCACACCAGCCAGATCGAAGGCGGTATTATACGCCGTATCTTCGTCGTCGGTGAGTTCTCGAATGCCCTGTTCTACGGCGAGGTTCGCACCCATGTTGAGCGCAAGTCTCGGAGCCGAACCTCCAATGGTCAGCGGAGTGAACATCTCCAAAAGCGCCATACCCGCACCTAGCTTCTTAGGGCCGGGTACGGGGATCATCATGCCACCAATATTGGCGATGCTTTCATCGATGTTGCGCGGATCACTAATCCCGATCGCGTTCTGTAGCTTCGAGCGCTTTTCTTCGGCATGAGCCAATGCGGCGGCACTACCAAAGTCCGGCTTGTTGCTCTCGGGCTCCTCGCCGCTGATCAGTTGGCTCAGTGTCGGAGGATTGTCGCCGTTGAGGGCATCAACCGCAGCTTCTGCACCCATAGCTCCGAGGCCGTACAGTGCCGGTAGCGACTGCTCAAGGTCCGTAGCCGATAGCGCACCCATCCCGAACTGCTTCACGAGACGACCGGCGTAGTAGTCAGTTGTCTTCGGATCAGCAAGATTGATGATGAACGAGCGGCTATCGACCAGCTTACGGAGGTCGGCTTCCTTTTGCGGATCACGGCCAATGGTCGGGGTCTGCTTCGCGATGACCTGTGCGAGTTCTTCGTCGCTGAGGCCCTCGGTGCTGTCGGAGTGAGGAGCCCAACCCAAATCGACCTTGCCGTTCATCGCGTCTACAGCACCTGTAGCACGGTCGTTGATCAGCGCGATGATTTCGAGGTCGGACATCGTGTCCGCATTCGGAGGAATAGGCCCCCCACGTGCGCGGAGGGCCTCAATCAGTTCTTTCGATGCCACTATGACCTCCTCAGGCCAGCATACCCAGTCCGGGGATGAACCCCAACGCCTTATTACCGGCCGATGCTAGGGCCGCGTCGTCCTTATTCGCACCCGCAGCCGCCCCTGTGATCGCCTTGATCAGTGCCGAGAAATCGACACTCTTACCGACTACACCGGACAGGTTGTTACGAGCACTCGTCTCAGCCGATTGGTTCCCGCGCAATGTCGCCAGCAACGTCTGCAATGCGCTATCAGCTTGAGCACTTAGCTGATTACCCGTACCGGAGAAGTTCACGGGGCTGTTCTCCGTGTCGTCGGCTAATCCGGCCAAGAACCCTAGCTCTTGCTGATCACGGCCATCCGCACCACCAACTGACTGTGCGAAGTTAGCACGACCACGATCACGGCCGGTAGCTAGCGTCATGTCGAGATCATCGGCGTACGCATCCTGTGCGGACTTATACACACCACCGATCCCACTACCCTGACCAGTACGCAGCAACTGACGTGCGATGACAGCATTCGCCTCGTCCATACCCTTGCGGCGTGCGTCGAGTGCGTCGTCCTGTGCTTCGGCGATGAACTGATCTTCACTCGGACGGTAACGGTTGCTGTATCGATTGAACGCCTCATCGAACTCAGCATCGGCCATCTTGCTGCGGCTATCACGGCGTTCAGCAGCAGCACGATTACGGGGGGCATCCTCGGTGAGACTAGCCAGTTGTTCAGACTGTTCGGCATCGAGGATGGACTTGGTCGTCGGTGTAGTGTCGATCTGCCAACCCACACCGGGGATGTAGTACACGCGATTACCGTAAGCATCGGTTCGGGCACTAGTCGCCAGTTCCTCCTGCTTACGGTTCGAGCGTTTGGTTTCGTTCAGGGTCCCGTAGCCGAGATTAGCCTGTTGCTGGAGGGCTGACTGCTGACTAGCCAGTCCGAGGAGTGCAGCAATGATTTCGCCCAATTACAGCTCCTGTAGTTATCGGCCACTCGGCGGTGGGGCTCGATCGTCCTTGTCCATCTCGTCACCCATGAGGAGTTCCGCGATCTCCTCAGGGATATTACCGCCCGGCATCTGCGGTGGCGTCTCACTGCCCATAGCCTGTAAGGCCATCGCGAGTTGGTTCACCACCTGAATGTCGGCGTCGGTCGCTGGACTCGTTCCTGTCTGCTGCTCAAACAGCATCGAGGCCTGTTCCCAAGCACCCGGATCAATCTGCGGCTGTTCGGGATCGAGTGGATGGGGCATGTTCGGACTAACAGCCCCACCCATGATCTGCTGCAAGAGCTGATCCTGTACGTTCGGAGTAGTACCGACAGGTTTCTGCGCATCCAACGCATCAGCCTTACGGGCCATCTGCGTCATAGGCTTACCACCTGCTCGGTACTTAGGCGTCATCTCGTTCGGCATTGCTCCCATTTGTTCGAGCAATGCCAACATGTCAGGACCCGCCATTACTTCGCATCCTCACCAAGCGTGTACTTCTCGCCGACGACTTCACTCGATGCAGTCCCGTTAGGCAGACACCAACGCATCTGACTGACGATCACACGATCCTGACGATCGGCATCGAATACATACGTATAGAACTTCGGGTTCTCGTAGAAGATAGCGGCGGTGTCGTCATCGATCTCCGTAGGAACTTCACCGTCATGGCGGATCATGAGGTTACGATAGCCTTCATCGTTGGTGAGGGTGTAGATTTTCTCATCCTCGCCGGGGACCTCGGCCGCAACTTCGTCATCAGAGTCGAGGTCGCCAGTTGCTACAGCACCTGTAGTCTTGTCGTCCACCTGCTGGTCGTCATCCGGACCGTTGTCCTCGTCGCTACCGTCGAGCTTCTTGTCGAGGTCTTCATTCTCACCGGGCTTCTCGTTGTCCGTGTCGAACTTCGGATCGCCGTCATCAACTGACTGCGTATCTTCGATCGTCGTGGGGTCCTTCACTTCAACGTTCGTGCCTTCGGTGGCATCTTCACCACTCACAGGGTTGGTCACTTCGGGGTTCTTCGCAGTCTTGACGATGATCGGGGTGCTCTTAGCCATGATCTATCTCCTTAGAACGGATTGAGTGCCGTCAGTTCGAGGTCATCTTCCTCGTCCTGATCAGGCAGGAACCCCGCGATGGCACGGGGATTGAATGCGGTATTACCCGCACCTTGAGCAGCACCGGCGACATTCGCCAATCCTGCTGTATTGAACAAGCTCGTAGGCGCCTTGCTGCGGATGTTGCTGTTCAGATTACCGAGGAAGTCCGCGAACAAGGTATCAAGCTCACCCGAGTACTCGAATGGGTTGAACTGCTCACCGAGATCGTAGTTCCCTGCTCGGGTCCGTGCCTCAGCCGCGAGTTCATTCGCATTGCCGCGACCTTCTTCGAGGACACCCATACCGATGTCGTTCAGCTTACTCCGGGCACTATAGCCTTGGGTATCCAAGTCACTCATCGCAGCATTATAGCCACTGCCGGTAATCACGCCGCGATCGAGCAAGTTCTTGATGTAGTTGTTCGCATTACCACGCTGTTCATTGAGAATTGCTTCGAGCACCGCATCGTCACTGGTATCGCCGATACGCCGCTTAGCAAACCCGTCTGATGCGAACGTGTTGATGTCCCGTCCGAACTGACCGCGTTTGGCGTCACGTGCTCCGGTGTATACGGTATCTCCGAGGTTCTCGAAGTATGTACCGGGAGCCGCAGCGAGGTCCGGGATTTTGTTCCGGGCACTGGTAGCTGCACGCTGAATATCAGCCATGTAGTCGTCGGGGTTCAACCCGCGTGATGTGAAATACGCACGGGCATCGTCGATAGCCGTCGAGTAGTTACTGCCAACGGCACTATCGAACCTAGCCCGTGCTTCTGCGTCCTTCTTTTCCTGTGCGGCCTGAGCCTCACGGGCAGCTGCCTGCTCCATTTGGAACAGCTTCACGCTGTTGTCTTTGGGTGCCTGCACCCCACTCATAGCCCTGTCTCCATGTTCCACGTAGTCCCTATTTGCTCGAAGCCTAGACGTTTGGCCAAGATCGCGAACTTCTCGACCTTGTAGCCAGATGACTGGCCCCAACGAATTTGGACTGCTCCACGAGACTTAGCCCAGCGGACGTACTCCGCTACAAGTCCTGTAATGGCCGCGAGCCCACGAAATTCCGGTAGGATCAGCGTGATATACGGTTCGGCATATACTTCGTAGCTGTGTACGTACTCGTATATCCCAGCTACTAACGCCCCACCGACCACGCCGTCCTTCTCTACTACCCAACACCCGAAGCTGGGGTTGCGAAGATTACCCAGCAGCAGATCAGCTACCTTCTGTGGAGCGAACGTCCGTGCTCCGTAGTGATAATCCTTCAATCCAAGCTCCAACGTCCCGACCAAAGCCGGGACGTCTGCCTTTGTGTATCGACGGATGAGCATCACCCACCACCAATCTTACCAATGATCTTCATGATGTTCGACCAGTTGAATGTGAGTAACCCAGTCACAAGGCCAATCATCAAAGTCCAAGCGGATATAAATCCAATGAGCCTCTGACGATTAACATTGTGCGTCGTGACCATCGGTATTAGCGTCTTTTCGATGGTGCTATTCGTAACTTTAGCACTCTCCTCCAGCTTCTCCAGCCGCATTGCTGCGTTTTCGAGCCTTTGGTATATCTCCTTGCGGTAGGACTTTGCCTCCGTGTCGGATGACTGCACGTCCTCTCGAAGCCCTTCGATGCGAGCCCCTTGATCACCTAAGATGCGAAATATCTCACCGAGCTGACGCGTGATCTCGGCCTGTTGAGCTGTTGTCATTCCTACAGGCCCTGTAGTGGACTTACTGCTTCGACTTGATGAGGTCGATGAGCGTCTTGGCTTTCGGCTTATCGGCCGGGGGGATGATAGCCTTCTCACCGTTCAGAACGACCTTGTTCCGGCTAGCTTCCCATACACCCCATACGGCGGTAGCAACGCCAATGAGCTGTACGAGAATACCATTGATGTCCCCTTCTGCCACACCGAGTTTGGCCGCAAGCCACGAACTCACAGCAGTAATCAGGTATTTGAATGCGGTACTGGTCACCAGTCCGCTAAACCAATTGTTCATTCCTCAGTCCTTTACCAACTGACTTTCCTTGGCCCACTGACGCCACGGATGTAGTTCGACATGCGGGAAGTCTTTGAACTTCTCATCAGTGATTGAGCCGTTCATATTCCAATCCAAGCCTTGTCGGATGGGAATGCCTAGCCGCTTTGCAGCGGGTTTGATGATCTCGAATTGGAGCGTGATGAACCGCTTGGTATCATTCCAGTCAATCGGATATGGTACGATGTCCATCGCGATCGCAGGCTTGTAGTTATGAGCACTGTCGCCGAAATGTGCCTTGGAGTTACCCTGCTTGAACGCAAGTTCCTGTTCAGCACGACCACGTGTACCGTCGAGGATCACGAAGTCGAACTCTATGATAGCTTGGTCGACGAGTTGTTTGAGCAGCAAATGAAGCTCACTACGAGCCAACTTACTGCGTTCTGAAAACCGTGGCATTACAGCTCCTGTAGTTACCTTGAATGACGCCGCTTCACAGGACCACTCGGTCCCTGTGTTACCGCCCCGACCAGTGTCAGTCCCGTATTACCCCTTGGATCAGGTTCGGGACTAATCCCCAACAGCGGCCAGTAACCAATCAGCGAAGCCGGTCGCACCTTCAACGGGCTCAGACCTTTCGACAACGCCAACATCTCAGCACTCGTCAGTTGCACATTCCAGATGGCTGCATCGCTGATGACACCGCCCCACGGGTTGTAGTCCCCGTTGCCCCCGCCACTACCGACCATGAACCCATCCATGAGCAGGGGCGTCCGAAGTGCGTTGGCTGTGTTCTCTAGCACACCATTGAAGAACACACGACGGTTATTGCTGCCATCCCAAGTCCCACCAGCATGAAACCACTGATTAGCACTAATGGTGCTGGAACTAGCCGATGAGTGATTATCACCGGCGTCGGCAGCACTACACTCCAGTTGATTGACGTTGTTCACTGCTAGTGTGAGTGCGTGTCGGTTACTAGCGACACTGCTACGGTACGCACCCATTAATCGTTGGGCCTGTCCCGTCGTTGGCGTCATTGCGAAGCACACCATTGAACATGGGGCATCACTAAACGGGGCACTACCGAGACTAAGCTTGATGGTATTCGTGAACCCCTGTCGGCCCATTACGCATTCCTAACTTCGACCTTGGTCACCTGTGCATCACCTGTAGCCGTGTCGTTGGTTACGTCACGACGCAGACGGAGCCTGAACTGCTCACCAGCAACCAAGCCGTCGATTTCCGAGCTACCGAACGTAACCGTCAGACGCAACTGCTGACCGCTCGTACTCGGAACAGTCGTCGCAGTAATCGTCTTGGCCGACGCAAAACTATCAGCGTCGATGTCCAAGTTCGTATCGATACGCTCGAATGCTGCATCAAAGCCGACAGTGCCAGACGTCGCCGACGCCATAGCTACATACACTTCAACGACCAAGCTGCCTGAGGTCTTGTAGTTATACGGCAGACACCCCGTGAAAATCGCAGTTTCCTGCGTGGTAGTGTCGAACTCCAAGATCGGGTGGCTGTTGCGTGTATTGTACGTCGCGAAGTTGCTGCCGAAGTATTCCTGATCGGCGGGATAGAACTCACAGAGCGTTTTGACGACGCCGGTGAGGTTCGCGGGTACGAGGACAAGAGCAGCACTCGATTGAGCAGTAGCCTCGGAGTTGGTCGCCAGTTCTACAACACCTGTAGCGGTGTCACTTGCAGGCTGCTTGATAGCTGCGAACGCAGTAGCTGCATTAGCGACGTCACCTAGGTTCGCTGACGAACTGAGCTTACCAGCCAACGCTGTGGCAATCTCGGCCAATGTATCAAACGCTGCATCAACGCCGCCGAGTACAACGTTTACAGCAGCTGTAACAAACCCGGTCGTCGCGAGCTTCGTGCTATTATCACCCGGAGCCTGTGTCGGAGCAGCAGGATTGCCTGTGAACGTCGGTGACGCCAATGCCGCTAGAGCACTTAGCAGCACCCCACTGTCCTTGCCCGTCTTGCCACCCGCACCATTGAACAATACAATGGCATCAGGCGTCGAACTAGCAGGACCGTTGAAGTCGCCGGAGCCACCACCACCGGCACCTTGTGCCGCGAACACCGACCACTTACCAGCACCCTGATCCGTCGCGAACACACCTGACGTGTGATTAACTTCTGCGATCCATGTGCTGCCGTTGTACTGCACAAGGTCCTGAACGCGGTATGCTTTCGCAGTAACCCAGCCACCCCGATTGACCAAGCCACTCGTGACCTGAGCCCAATAGGTCGGGTGTAGTGTGCGATCCTGCTCAAACGTGCCAGTGGCCGCAGACGTATGAGCTACAAGGCAGTCGTACAACTTCGACGTGACGTCATCGAACACACGATCGGCGACGGCGTAAGTAGTACCATTCGTCCACGTCCCATCGACTGCTCCAGCTCCTGTAGCAGCCTTGATGACACTATCGAGCTTATCGAAGTTCGCGTTGAGCTTGTCATGCCACGGGATGACGTTGAAGTCGATCTTTCGCAGCCCGTAGTTACTCGTAAAGCTATCTGCCATTAAGCCCTCCTGAACAGGCCCATGCGGTACATGATGCTCAACGTTACGATCTTCAACCGTTCCCGTGAGCTACCATGTACGCGTATCTTCATGATCTTGAAGTCCGCAGGCATACCCCACGGCCGTTCATCCTGTAGCTTCCGACCACCACCATACGGCTGCGATCCATCACCACCATAACCCGCAGCATTACCCGCTACGAATGCCATCGTGAGTGCCGGATCATATTCGTCATCGAGGTCTTTGTAGAAGTTATCTACGAACACCGAGATGTTGAACTGTGCTGCACCATTGGTATCAGCCTGAATGTAATGCAGCTTCTTCTTGTTGGTGCGTCGGTTGAGATCGAGCCACGGCAGTTCCCAGTCGAAGCTAATCTCCAAGCCCGAGAACTCGTCCCAAAACTCACTCTCTAGGTCATCTGCGAACACGCCAGACAGGTGAGCACTGGTACAGACATACACCTGATCGCCAAACAGAACACGGTTGCCGATGACGTAGCTCGTTGCTGTCTGCCAGTAACCGTCATAGTCATCGACCATGTCGGCTGTGTAGTCCTCGCCGCTATACTGCTCATTACCGTACTGGTAAATCTTCGTGCCCTTGGCGAAGAACACACGGCCACGGTCGGTGCCTGTGCCGCAGGTGAAGTCCCAGCCATCGAATGTGTTGAAGCCTTGAGACTTCACTTCCTCGGGGGAGTTCGACGTCATCGTCCAGACTACAGCACCTGTAGCACGGGGGATGTACGTCATGATCCGGTTCTCAGCACGGTTACGCACTGTAAAACACCGCAACCGATCATCCATACTAGCCGGGACATCGGTAATGAACCCCGGATTGATCTTCGGGCTTAGCCCACTCGTATCAATCAGGCCGTATTCATTCTTGATCGCACGATGCCAGCCAAGCACATCCGACATCACGAAGTCATTCTTCAACGTGGCTGTCGTACGATGACTGATCACACCATGTTCTACGATGTTATCCTGCACATGCGGCTTGTGCGTCGTATCCTCATACTCACCAAGCTCGACGACCACAATCGCCCCCTCGAATGCTGCGAGGAGGTAATTGCGGAACGAGCCTAGCCCGATGATTTCGCCTGAGTTCTGTGGGACGTACGTGCTGAGCGGCAAGGACAAGCTGTCGTTCGGTGGAGCATCTCCGGGCCATACACCGCTCGTGCCCTCAGAGGAGATATAAATATCCCCCTCCTCGCCAACAATCCCAGCCATCACCACGTAATTCGCGACGGTCGTCACGTACTTAGCGATTGGCACATTCACGTTGCTGCCCGTAGCGGGGTCCTGCAAGTACGTCACGGCATAGGTCTTGCTGACGATCAACGGCTTATCGACGCCATTGACCAAGATCAGCTCACCCTTGAACTCCGTGAAATCGATGCTGCCTTCACTCAACCCAGCCGACCAACCATCGGGCGTACCGGGGAGCGCAGAAGCAATTGTATCATTCCAAATGGACGTGATGATGCCGCTGCCATCGACAGTTGCTACCTGTCCGGCATCGGTCACCACCACCAACACTGATCTGAAATCGATGATCTCGATGATGCTGCCGTCAACGACGCTGCTAACATCATAACGAAACCGCGTACCCCATCGAACAGACAGCGACCCATCGACGTTCTTGTTCCAGTTGCGCAGAACTTTTGCGAACTTGGACGCCATCGTCAGGTCGTTATCGATGAGATTAAGCCCCCCGCCAAAGTCACTAATCGTGGCTGAGGCGAAGGGCTGGGTACGTGCGTATTGGCCCTTACGACGGGCGAATATAGACAGTCCTGTCATCACTGGGTCCTGAGCCAAAGCCGAAGTTCTTCTGCCCCGTCCATGCCATGTAGTCCTGATAGGCTGCTTCGTAGAGCATCAGAGCCTTATCAGCACTTGCGGGGTTCAGACCATCGTCGGCTAGCAGATACCAGAGTGCACCAGCTTGAATGACGGTACGATCAAAAGGCACGATGTCGTTATCGGCCTCGAATTTGTTCGGCCGCTTGCCTCGGAGAACGTCTACATCTCCTGTAGCACCAATCGGCCAGAACTGAATGAGCTTAGTCTGGAAGTCCGGATCGTCCCACTCCAACGCAGTCCAGAACAGAGCACTCGATCCTGTAACTTCCAGATGACGGTTATCGAACGACTGAGCCACGCTCCTGCCGCGATTGTCCGCCAATCGAATATCTGCGATGTCCTCATAGCCTTGGACGTTGTCCAGTGTTGTAGTGAACTTGCCCGTAGCAGGATCGATTGTCTTACGCACCCACGTCCACAGATGAGCCCACTTCTCCTTACGCCACAGGATGTCGAACATGTTGTTCACAGCCATAATGGCCATCGGTTCGGTGTACGTTTGGACCGCCGATCCGGCAACGAGGCCAGCTTCGATGATCACATTATCCACGATCTCTCGTAGCGTCGAATAGGCCAATTACAGCTCCTGTAGTAAAGGGGTGGCGAGATTTCTCCCACCACCCCTCTGCGGCCCCCGCTAGGGAACTAGTTAGCCGTTGAAGTGTCTGATCCCGTGCATGCCGCCGTTGTTCGCAGCATTCACGAAATCATCGAAGTCACAGTCCAACTCGAAGATACGCGTACCATTCAGCGTACCGTTCGGATCGTACGTGCCTCGCGGATCACCAGTCGTCGCAGTCTGCGGATCGGTGAACACCGGAGCCACATGCGTACCAGCCGACTGGAGGACGTTATCCATGTACTCGGCGAGAACACGGGTCGTCACATACGGCAGACCGAGCTTGTCGGTATGGCCGAGGTTGATCGTCGTGCCGCCCGTGATAGCAGCCGTAACACGGTCGATATAGCGGAAAGCCTTGAGGCCAACCACAGGCGTCGTACCGTTCAGCGTGAAGCTCTCACGCATCTTCTGACCGAGATAGTCGCGGCCGTAGACCGTCACGTTCGACGTAGCAGCACCAGACGCCACCACCTGCACGCAGCGACCGTAGCGGCTCATGACCGCCTCGGAGTTTGCCGACAGGAAGGTCAGCGTATCAACCGCAGCCGCAATCGACTGAGCCGACAAGAAGGCAGTAGCACTCGCAACCACCGGAGCACCAAGGACGATACGTCCCCTCAGTGCCTGACCGAGATCACCGGCCGCCTGCATGGCCGGGACATAAAAGTTGCCGATCCCCTGAGGGAACGACCGTTCAGCCTTAGCCATTATGCGGCCTCCTTCTCAAGCTTACCGGCGGGGTCGTAACCATCACCGATATACTGCGGGATGTTCTTGCTGCCACCGACACACGTCCGGATGACCAGCTCCTCCATCTCCTTCCACGCCTTCTGACGCTCCCGATCCGAGAGTGCCAGTTTGAACCGACCTGCTGCGGTCTTGGTGTCATTGGCCTGTTCCAGACCAATGACGTTCGGCTGACGATCGAAGCCCTTACGCTCCAGTTCAGCCTGATTGAGCCGATACGCTGTACCGGTCGGGAAGAATACCATATACCCGGCTTCCTCCGTGACCACTCGCTTACCAAGCCCCTGACCGTCGAGTGTCGGGTCAGCTTCGACCTGCTTCTTAGACGGAGGAGCCACACGCTTCGTGACAGCCATCGTCCCCGGAAGCTTACGGACCACGTATTCGAGACGCGGTCCGCCAGTCAGGCTTTCATTGCCGACTGCCATGATACAGCTCCTGTAGTTAGTTGTTGGTCACGTACGCGTGCGTACGGTAGTTGTTCCACGACGCGAGCTGGTACTCCATGATATACCGGCGTCCGATCGCATCTTGGTTCCACGGAGCCACGAGTTCCTTCACCTTCATGTTCGCAGACGACAGAATATGAACATTCAGGAAGTTCTCGTTGACCACATAGGCATCATTCGGGTCCATGAACTCATCGTAGATCATCGGGATGCCCTGATGGGTAGTGCCCTTGATGCCGAGGTTGATGAGCTGCTTACCGAAGCCCGTCTCACCGAGGCTGATCTGCGTCTTGTCACGAGCGGCCGCACGATGGAGCCGGAAGATATTCCGACCGACGAAGATCACGGTCGGAGCTTCACCATCGTGGGTGAGGTCCAACAGGATGTCGTCCAGTGCTTCTTCGATATTGCCGGGGTCCAGCGTACCGTCGAAGTCGTACGACGAGGGCCTAAACAGGTTCTCGTTGGCGAGGTTGATGCCACCGATCGTACCCGTGGTCGGGTCGGCGGGGATCAGGTTCGGCAGTCCGTTCGGTGCCGAGCCGCTGTTCAGGCTCACCGCATACTGCCGCTGGGTACGCTTGAACGCGAGTTCGAGGGCCTCCAGCTTCGCGGTGAGGATTTTCACGATCACCGCATCACCCTGATTTTCGTCACCTTCCTGATCGGACATGATCAGTGAACCGACGAGACGGGTCATCTCGTAGCTCACGGTCGTCAGCTCGTTAGTCTGATCGACAGGAACGGTGTCGTAGTACGTCGCCGTAGTGACGTTGGGGTTGGAACCCACAACGAGCGGATTAGTGATCAGGGGACCACCATCCTCCATCTTCACACGGCCCTTGGCGGCGAGATATGAGAACACGCCACCGGGGAGAACAGCTGCAACAATCATCTTCTTGCGGCTGCGGGTCGCCATTGCATGGGCGAGAGTTTCCGGCTTAACCATTACTGACCTCTGCTGGTCGCAGCCTGAATGTCCGCGAGGACCTGCTTGCCGATGTCGGCGAAGCTATCAGAGCTGCGAGTGTTGCGGTTTGGGATGCGGTCCTGTGACCGCTGTGGGCGAGCGGGGTTTTTATTATTGCCCCGCCTTCCTACAGGTCCTGTAGGGATTTTGCCGCCAAACTTCACGAGAAGTTGGTAATGCAGCTGCTGAAACAGCTCATCGACATGAACGTCGGGAGCTGCCTGTTTAGCTTGATACAAAATATGCCCAAGCTGCTTAGCACCGCCGAGGAAACTCGCGACCGTCCGAGCGTGTTCATTACGCTGGAAGAAACCACGTGTTTCCTCTTGTACCTTGTTCTGGTTCTCTCGCTCGGAGGTCATCTGCTGGACGGGCTTAAGCCTCTCGTCGAGCATCTCACGCATTTGGTCCATAAGGACCTTCGGGTCAAGACCGCCGGTCGTGCCCGTAATTGTCTTAAGGTCTACACCCGAAAGATGCGCCTTAGTCAGCATTAGCTTGATGCCATCGACCGGGTTCTTCTTGTACGCGGTCGCGATCTGCACCAACTCGGCTTGTTCGCTGGCATCGAGTCCAGCGGTGTCAAGGATATTCTTCTGCTTCTCAAGTGCATTCTTCTGCTGGAGCAGAACCTCCGCACCCTGAGCAATCTTCGTGATATGCTGTGCCATCTTGTCGGCAGCACGACGATCGGCCTGAGCAAGGCTCCGAAATGCCATAAAATGACGAGCTTCACGACCTGCTGCGGCTACGATTTTGCCGTTGTGCAGCAGATTACCACGCTTGTCCTTCTTGAGCCGAAGATTGAGGTCATACAGATCGTCGGTCTTGCCCCGGAACTGGCCATCGGCAGGATCACGAATGTCCTGTCGCTGCTGGTCGTTTAGCTGGAGCTGCTGATCGTCATCGTTATCAGCATCACCGTCGTCCTGATTTTCGTCCTGATGCTGGTCGCCTGCATCGTCTACAGCACCTGTATCATCGTGCTGATCATCGCCCTCCGGGTCATTTCCGAGTTCCTCATTATCAAGGCCCTCATTCTCATTCTGGTTCGCTCCATCATCGGCCAGTGTATCAAGTACGCCGAGACTTTTGAGGAGGTCGTCATTTTCTCCGGCCATTTGCCGTTATCCTTGCTGCTGTGGTGGGGCGGCAGGGCTACCACCCGGAGGTTGTTGCTGACTAATGCCCTTCTGAAGGAACGCCTGTCCCTCCTGATTTAGCATTTCCTGATCCTCACGAGTAAACAGGAAGCTGCTGAATGCCTTCTTGAACATACGCACCATGATCATCATGGTAGTGACCGGAGTGGCCTGACCCACCTGACCGACTGCCTGAGCGATCTGCAATGCCTCTTTACGCTTGTTGTCACTCGTCGGCTTCTCCGTAGAACCCGCCGCGATCGCCAACGAGAACGTGGCATTGAACTCCTGCACTGTCATGAACGGAAAAGTGGCCGCGTACGACTCACCGATGAGACCGGTAATCTGTTCCTTGCTGTATTTGCTGACCAGAAGCTCACACATAGACTGCGTGAGGTCCTCAAGCATGTCCTCGATAGCGTCTGTAAGCTCGTTTGCTACAGAAGCTGTAGTGGCCTCGTATGCCTCGACCGCCTTGTTCGTCGTATTGGTCTTGAACTGCTCACCTTTTGACCAGCTTGGCGTCGAACTGATACGGTCAATGGTCCGAACGAGGTCAGTTTTGTCGTACAACTGCTGATATTCTGCATCCGGTGGGACGAAAATGTCGAGGATGTCCTTCAAAGGCGTATCCGGGTCCCAATCCATACCAAAGGTATCGAACTTTTGGGGGTTCCTGATATGGTCTGTGAGCCTTTTTGCCGTACTTTCTTTGATCTTTCGCGTATTAAAGATCATTGTGCCGAATGCCAACCGCCGAATGAAGCTCAAACGGTTGTTGATGAAGTTGATTTCCCTCGCCTGACCCGCATATTGGGCACTTTCACCCGGCTGGACCACGCCATCTACAGGTTCTGTAAAGCCCAAGATGTAATACGGGAAGAAACGAGACAGTTTGAGGTCATCATCCCACACAAAAAGAGGATACGCCCAATCATCGTCGGTATACAACGAGATCAGACGAGTCAGCCTATCCCATACGAGATAGCACTTAACCTTGTCCTTCTTCTGTACTTCATCACGGGCATCGGTCGTATAGCCCATGATCTGTGTAGCAACACGACCTTTTACGTCATCGTCCTGCCCAACGGACATGTCTCCGGCTTCACCGACCGCCTTACCGTCGGTTTTGCGGACCCATTTGCCCTCACGCTTCTCACAATAGCGTTTTCTGATGAAAGCCTTACCCAGCCAGAGTTCTTCCATCACCCACATGCAGTCCGACAGGTCTGCGAACGTAGTATTTGGGTCAATAATCAACCGTCCGGGTACGACATTGGTCAAAACCATGCCGGGTTCACGCTGCGTGTAGAGGTTTTCCTCGATCTGTTCGAGGTCAGCGTAGAATTCGTCCTCCTCCTCGGCAGTTTTCGCGTCCTTCATCTTCTCGCGGACACGCAAAAGGGCCTCGTAGCCCTCAGCACGAGAGCCTTCACGGGCCTGATAGTCGAGGCGGAGAGCACCGAAGTTGGTCAGATGCGAATGCACGATCATGCGGCGGACGTGAGCTTTGGCGTTGATACCCGGCCACGTTTTACGCCGCATGATCTCAGTGATCGCCATCGTAAGGCTCTCGACGGACTTGTCGTCCGCGGGATCGATGGACGAAAGTTCGACCGATGGGTTGCGGGTGTACGTATTCCGAAGGATGGTTTTGACGTTCTCACGCGTGAGGTTCTCATCGGTGTCGTTTGTATGCCGTTGCTTTACAGCACCTGTAGTCGTGTTGACCCCATCGATGCCGTTGAGCATGCCGGTCGTGCGATAATCGACCATCGCACTTTCCCACTGGGCCATCTCATCACTATAGGCCGACAGTGCGTCGTCTTTCCGCTTCTTCCACGTCCCACCGGCCTTCTTACTGACCGGGATCGATGCATCACCTACGAGCTGATACGGGACTGTAGTGTCCTCGTTCTCCTCGGGCAGGTCGTCTACAGCACCTGTAGCGGCGATGATCTCGTCTGCCGCCGTTGCCTTTACGCTCGCTCGTGCCACTTCAACATCTCCGGTGTCGGCAGGGGTTTCCTGAATAGCAGCTCACTGGGATCAGGAAGCCGCGAAAGCATATACTTGATCGTATCCATCGCGTGATCATTCCTGCCATTCGGCTGGTCGATCCGTTCGCCCATCTGGTTCGTTTTCCAGAAGTAGCCGAAGAACTCATCCGCGATGAACTGTAAGTCGTCACTGAACAGCAGGTTCGGTCCGGGTAGCTGGTCATTGAACATGTGATGAGCTTCCTGCAACGCAAGATAGCCAGTCACCTTCATGACGCCGCTCTCGATCGAGTTCTGTCCGGGCTTCACGTATAGCCCACCCTCACTCATCAACGCTGCCACGGTGTGGATAGTCTCACCCTTAACCTGTGTACGGTTGAAGATGGCGGGGTCAGCCCAAATCGGCTCACGGAACTGGATGAACGCCTCATACTTCTCATGCAGGTCATGAATACGAGAAATGATGCCGTTCATCGTTAGGCCGGGAGTGTAGAACCCATCGACGATGATTACCCGACCCTGATCATCGGTAAAACCCAATAAGTAACAACTGGGTACGCCGATGCCAAAATCAAAGCCCTCAATACCATCGTACCTAGATCGTTCTCTCCATCTATCTTGGAGGATATCCATGATCTTAGAATGAGGCAACATGTGACTATCACGACTGAAATCGGGATAGACGAGGCCTTCGTAGCTGGCCCACTTACCAAGGAAGAAGCGTTCATACATCTGTCCCTTATACGTCGCCTTCAAACCCTTGATGAAGTCAGCATCGAGGTTGTGCGCATTGTCGTCTGTCGGACCCTCGAATACTTCGATGATGGGTTCAAGTGTGTCCTCATCAACGATTAGGTCAGGGCCTACATGTCCTGTAGCGAGGTACTCATGATACGGCTTCACGAGCTTCGAGTACACCCAGTTACCAGTCGGGTTCGTCGTGAGCATCAGGAACCGAGGCCCTGTCATAGGCATCGTCGGGTCACTCCCCTTGTACGGGGTGCTACCACGCATACGACCCATGAGATCGAGGAAGTCCTTGTACAGGATTTCCGGGTCCTCGATCTGATCTACAATCGCCCAATCGTACGTTGCCGACAAGAGGTTCGATGTCGTCTGCCCATCATTGGTTTTCTTACCACGCTGAGCAATGTAACGGAAGTTGACCACCGAGCCGTTGGTGAGGTAGAGCGTATTCTCATTTACCGTCGGCATCTTTGCGATATACTTCGCAGGTAGCCACTTGAAGAACTCTTTACGGACCGTATCATTGAGCTTGGCGTAGGTAGCTCGGCCAATGAGCCCATTCGATCCGGGATATGACAGTGCGAGGTTGATGCCCTTCACACACGAAGCGGCGGACTTGCCGTTACCAAATCCGCCGCCAAACAGCTGTATCTTCTTTCGTCCGAGCCGGAATTGGTCTTGGACCGACCCTTCGATGATCTTGTACTTCATTACAGGTCCTGTAGTTCTATTGGCGGCGACCGCTGATAAAGCACAAAGGTGTTGTCTATACTTAGTTACGTGCACAAATCCCATCTACGAAACAGACGCACTTACAGCTCCTGTATTAGCCCAACTTACCCAACCAATAGTTGTCGGTATCGAGTGTGTCAGCAACACCACCAAGACTGTGCTCGATACCCGCCCAAATCGGATTGATGTTCGGCAGGAAAACAAAAACCCATCGACCAGCCGTCACTTGACGATCGACCATCGCACTAACAAACGATAGCGCATTACTCTGTGATACACGTGCCCACGGTGATGCGCCACCAGACAAGGCAACTACATCAAGCCGATAAGCCATCACGTCTGACAACGCCACCGCAAAACTATTCGTCTGCCGCATTCTGTGATTAGCGGCTGCTTCACGTACCTGTCGCATAGCACCACTGACAACGGTTGGAGCAACAGCACCGGTTTGCCGCGTCCAACCAGTAAAGTCGCCAGTAGCAAAGTCGCCATTCGTAAATAAGTTCGATGCTACAACCTGCGAACCTGTCGCTACGATCGCAGCATTCGTTTCCCACTCAGCACCGGTTAGTGCCGAAATAGTAGCAAAGCGGCCAAAGTAACCCTTGAGACGATCTGTCCCCGCAATCTCTCGGAGCAGTTCGGTCTGCACGTAATCAGCAAGACCCGAAATAAGTGAACCGACCAACGTGACAGCACGGCCAGTTACAGTATCCCGAAGCCTGATACCTTTGGGCACAACCTGTGCAAATATCCGACCGAATACATCGTTAGTAGCAGTAAGCGTGGGTAGTGCTAACCACGGGCCATTGGTAACAACTTGTACGTCTGCTTCGTCATAGGCACCAGTACCAATCAGCATGCCGAGATAAATCAGCGAAACTGTGCCACTGGTCGAGATTGAATTGATCTTATAACGAACTGCACCCCCAAAGCTGATGGTCGTCGTAAGATCGCGAGTAAAGCTGTTAGCTCCGTCCGTTGCTACAGTCGTGTTGCGCAGTACAAAGACATTACCTATTCTTGCCGTCGTTGGATCAAACGCTGCACCATCGAGTGTTAACGTCTCAGAGCTGAGTGAGCCACCAGCACCTAGGCCATGATATGATCCCATATACTTGGACCCGTTGAACCCAACAATGTCCTGTGCGCCTGTATCAGTCGTAAACGTGACTGTTGGTGATGTAGGACTTGCGAAGAATGAAGCGAGCCTAGCACGTCCAGTGAACCGCCACTCTGGCCACATACCACCAAGATCAGCACCAGCAGCACCACCAACATTCCGCTGAAACCGAATAGCATCAGCCGTACCATCATTATTCCGTACGACTAAGTAGAAACTATCAGCGGTATCTGGTACGGTACGAAGCAGCCCACCACCCATACCACCGAGCCCACCGGCACCTGCGAGGAGTAATTTCAGTGCGGTTTTCATTACAGCTCCTGTAGTTGGATTACCGCGATGCTAAGATTGCCTCTAGGTGTTGCATACACGCATTAGCAATTCTACGACGGAGGAAATCCTGTCCAGCTTGTACTTGGTGAATGTTGTCTGCACCAATGTAGATATTGGAGTTACCCGCACCCGAGGGGGCGCCAACACGACCAGCATTCTGGAACCAATCCTCCAAGAATGTGTCGATATACATGATCTGCTTCGTCGTCACGTACGCCGTTAGTGCCGCAACACCATCACGAATTGCATTCGCTATTGCGCTTGGTACAATCTGGCCGGGAGCATTCCACGGTCCAATAACCGTAACAATCATGTTTGGATTAGCCGCGAAAATAGCTGTGTAGTACGCAGTTACAGCAGCTTGTAATGCAGATGCTGTAGCCGTAAAATCGTTGATACCGAGAGCAACAATCAACCAGTCCGGCTTGTACGGCGTAATGTCATACGGGATATGTGAAATAGGATAACCCGTCCCACTCATGCCTACTGGTACAACTGTGTTATAACTCTGCCCACCATAACCAGCAAGGAATACATCAGGCACGCCAAAGGTTCTGGCGAGTTGTGGCCCCAAGCTGTCGATGTATGTTGTCGCGTATCCACCATTATCGATATAGCTATCACCGATAAGCATTACACGCAGAGGATCGACCTCGGGCTTCCAGACACTGTAGTTTGGCCCGACGCAAATCTCCCAGTGGGCACCCTTCGTCAGTTCCAGTTCAATCTTACGCGCGGCCGACGAGGCGAATGTTAGCTTTGAACGCCGTACGGTGAAGTCCGTGAAGGTCGCGGTCCCAGCGACCTGCACCGGCTGATCGTCCACAAAAAATCGAAATGACCCACCGGGCGCGTGATCGAACTGGAACTCCACCACATCAGCATCCGTCATGATGGCGCGTTTGGTAAAGTTGCCGCCGAAATAGTCACCCTTACCAGCAGTACCAGCTGTTGAACTGAGCCGGATATGAGCCGGGTTTGCGCGCGATCCACCAGCATCGATGATGACATCTGTGCCAAGAAACAATTGCTGCGAAGCCGCATTCGGCAGGATTGTCTTAGCACTCGCAATAGTTGACGCACCAAAGTGTGTACCCGGCGCAGCTACTGTCGGTGGGGATGCCATAGCTACTGGCGTGACGAAAGACTTCATACGCGTTAGCAGCAACTGTGCTCGATCATATGGAGAAACACGAACGTCGCCCATTATACTGCAACCCTTAGTTCGATTTGTGGTACGCCATTCTCTGTAAGACGTTGCCCGTTTTCGGTCCGGAACTCCCAGCGCGTACCTGCTGGTGCGGGGTAAGGCGCATAACTACCTGCACCGTCACCCATGCCCGCAAAGCCGCCACCACCGACAAACATAAGTTTGAGCGCCGTTTTCATTAACGCAGTGCCTTCGATGCGATGCCGATGATACCTGTTGCGGTCGTACCTGTGGACAAGATTTGGCTCGTCTCACAGAAGTATTCAGTGCCCGGATTGCACACGGGAAGAATTGTACTCTCCCCCTTCGCCGACCGGAATGCTACAGCTCCTGTAACACCAACAGTGAATGCACTAATCGGTGCCCGAAGAAATGCACTATCACTTGGCGTCACCGGGAAGCTGTCGTGGTCGTAGCTCGGGTCAGTCGGACGCAGCTGCTCAGCAGCATTACGCACAGTTGCCATAATTTACCGTCCTGTCTTGATCTTGACGTTGGTTTTGTTGTCTGAGGCCGTCGTGATTTCGATCTCAAGCCCCTGTTCCTGATCACTCTGGACGTTGCCGTAAAGAATGTCAGGTGTCAGGCCCGAACGATCGAGGATACTCTCGTTCGATTTCATCACAACGATGGGTGGAACGGACCAATGATCCGTCTCAAATTCATTATCCGCATCATCCTTGCGCGTGACCTTCACCGGCTTGGTGTTCGCCAAGTCCATGAGGTTCTCCAGTGACTTACCAGCCATCGCAGCAATCCGAGCCTGCAACGAATTGGAGTTCGTATGCAGAAGTTCGGTGAACAGCTGATGAAATGTGTCCTGAAACGCCTCAAGCTCGAAGATTTTCTCGATGTCGGTGATCGTAACGCCTAAATGATGAGCGATTTCGTTCTTCGTCATGCCCAAAATGTGATATACGAGCACGGCGTTCACGACGGTCTGTGTCTGCGCGTCAGTTCCGAGGTCGAGTAGGCTCCGGCGCACGTTAGCCTGTAGGTTCTTCGCAATAGGCACGCGTAATTCAAACGACTTCTCGTTATACCCACGAGCTGGGATCACTTCTCCAGTGACGGTCACGTACGGGTCCCCCGGTTGGGCAAGTAAAACCATGATACAGCTCCTGTAGTAGCAGGGACGGGTGGGAAATGACTGAAAAACCACCCGTCCCTACCCCCATCCTTACGGACGAGTAGCTGCATCACGCGGATACGACGACGGACGAGAGCTATAAGTGAGCAACTTGCTCGTCAGATCGGTATCATCGGCTGCCGTACTGGCGCGATTGACCAAATAGTTGTTTTCGATCACTCGCTTGCCACCATTTTCAGCCTGATCGGCCTTCACACGGGGCAAATTCACCGTAGCAGTCGTACCGGCGACAGCACCGAGCAGCACATTGATGAGCTGACGGTCCTTTCGCATACCCGGCTTGTTGAGAAGTGCAGCAATACGCTTCCGGAGAGTACTCGCCGAGTTGATCGGCGTGTAATTATCCGACCAGAAGTCAGATTTGGTCGTAGGCATGAGAACATTCTCCAAGTTACAGGTCCTGTAGCGCGCTGGACCAACGTCCGAGGCCGTAGAAAATAATTATTTTTTGTCAATCGACCGAAAAAATAGTTCTTGACAAAGCAGAAAAAAGTTCCTATTTGTTTTCTCGTTGTTTCAACGATGCAATACATTGCAACGTTTCTTCCTTCCTTCGGAGAACATGCAATGTTCGACCAACAACAAATATACGGCACAGTTGTATTTATCCACGATCACCCGGATATCTTAAAGAGAAGAAAGAATAAGAATGGGGTGTTGTTTGGTGGGTCGTGATTTGGTTGGTTGGGGGTGGGCGTCGGTATTACAGGTCCTGTAGCGTGTATTATACTGTTGAGCGGGGTCATACTCGCACCGGTATTGTACTGCGCCCCACCAAAATCCCTATATATTACTGGGTGACGACACCCAACGACCCCCAACAACCAGCGGAAGTGCCCGCAGCGCGAGTAATTGCGTCGTGCCACGCCGTCAGGCGCCGGTTGTTCCCCCCGATTGTTCCCCCATAACTCCCATTTCCCCACCTGCGCGACCACCAACACCCCATTACATGTCCTGTAGCTGGTGCGCGTAGTCACGTTTGTGCAGTTGTTGGGAGTGTGTGAGCCTCGATCTGCGCCTTTGGCGTGTCGGCGCGAGGTATTATACTACCTGCTACGCCGTAGGCGCCGTGCGCACCCCGATATTCGGCTATCGTGTGGGATTTTTTGTTACCGATTGAGGACTTACTACAGCGGCTGTAGGTGAGGACAGCGGGGGAGGAGGGGGTACGTATCGTGTGGAGGATGTGGGGAGGGATGATCTCCCCCGTAGCCCCCTCGTAACTCCCGCCTGACGCCACCCCCGGTTTTGGTTCACGGGGGGCTAGGGGGGCTGGGTAATGTTATAACATTGGGATGAGGGAATGGCGCTTGGCGCGAGGGGATAGGACAGGGAAGCTGTACTAATTGCGGCCTGATACAGCCTCACCACGGGGCAGGAATATCTGATGGATGGCGACGCATGGGAATATTGAACGTCGTACGGCGCAAGCTAGCTACCCTAGCGCGAATATTCCGTTTGGGGCATATGAGGCGCAAGGCGCGGATTGAAGCGGTTCAATGCTGATTTGGGGTATAACGTTCTAGGAATGTGATCCTAGCGCGGGTGTGTGGTGTAGGACTATAGCCCTAGGCCAAAAATCCCTAGCCCTAGGCCGATTTCCAGCCCCAAATGCCACCAAAGCCCCAATTACAGGTCCTGTAATCCGGTACAATGAGCAAATTCCTTCGCTGCCCTATGACGAAAACAGCCCCAAAGGCCGGTAATTCGCCCAAAGACACGCAAAAATGTGCTATTTCAGGCCGATTTTGACCCCAAAATTGGTATAATATGCTACGAAATGGGCTGTTTTCTCACTACAGGACCTGTATGATGGTTGTCGTCAGGTTGTGATGAGCCAATGAGACGGCCTAGCTAGGGCAATGTGTCCCAAGGGGCGACGGTCAAAGGGTGCAACTAAATCACTTTGTCGGGTGACTGTCCCGAACTGGCAACGAAATATGACTTAAAGCGGGTTAGTGAGGAACGGAACCCGTAGGCCAGCTAGGTTATTACCCTAGACGCCTGTTGTCGGAAGGGCTGTTTGTTAGCTCCCGTGACACTTCCTGTAGGGGATAAGGCACAATTCCCCGTCATTGCTGGTTGATTGCCCGGTGAACGCACGACAAAGCCTCACCCCGGCGACAAGATATATCTACGTCCTAGACCGCTTGGGTTATGCACGGTTGTGACCTGTAACCCCGGTAGGTGTCTCAAGAGGCGTGAACATGTAGCTGGTACGCTAGCATAACTCCCCAATGAATATCATGGCGGAGGGAAGGCAACCCAGCGATGGAACAGACCCCATGTTGAGCGTGAGATAACCCCTGTCGAATAAGCATCTATAAGAAAGCCCTGTTGGATGACGCAACAGGCAGAGAATTGCAGCACGTGACTAGGCGAGCTACCAATCGCCTAGTCACTCAGGTGCAATTCCGCACCCTATAAGGAACTACTACCATGAACGCTTTCGTCATCGTCCTCACCATCTTCGCCGCTCCGGTTGACGTGGCTTCCAACGCCCCACTCACCCTCCAGCCCGAAACGACGATCACATTCGAGAACACGACCGACAAGAATACTCTTGCGGCGTGCAATCGCGTGGCCAAGGCGCTGAACGCCTCGGGCAAGATCGCCTATTGTGGTGAGGTGACTGCGAAGTGATTTGGGACTGGCTTGGACTAGCCTCAACGCCTTGGGAACTGTTGGGCTTCCCCCTTTGGGGCGTAGTATTCGCCCTAACAATGTGGGGACTGCACAAGGTCATTCCTGAATAACTACAGGACCTGTAACGGGACTGCATTAAGCGTCGTAGGCGGAGAGCAATCTGCGCCTACGGCGTCTATGTGCAATCACGCACACATTGAGGAAAGGACTACCTACCATGTCTGTAACTTTGATCAACGATCTCAAGGGCTTGAACAAGCTCATCGCCACCATCCGCACCAGCGGCGCACGTTTCGACGCCAACCTTCATCAGGCGGCCTACAATGCAATCGCGCACACGGCCAACACTGGCGACATTCGCCCGATGGTGAAGCTGTGGGAAGCCCTCACGCCCGCCAACCAACGTGCCCTCGCCGTCTACGCGACCACGTTCGGCAAGTTCCGCTACTCGGCTAAGCAGGGTTGGGGCTTCGCGAAGTCGGGTGAGACTGATCTGGTCGGCGCGGCAAATGTCAGCCCGCTCGCCTACTCCAAGCCCAAGGCGGACAAGGCCACTCACGCCTTCGACCTCAAGGCCGAAATCGACAAGCTGATCAAGCGGGCAACCAAGAATGGCGTCAATGGTCCGGCGGTCAACCTGCTGACTAACGCGATGGCGAAGGCATGATCAACCTCATCCTCGCAACTGCGGAGGGGCTAATCATCCTCTCCGCAATTCTGTTCATCCTCGTTTTCATCGGAGGGCTACAGGTCCTGTAGCAGCATCAACATGAAACCACACCACTATATGATCCTGCAATGTCTTGCGCTCATCCTTTGTCGTCTCGCACGCCCGGACGGTTCCAAGCGCAATGGCCATCCCGGCTTCAACGCCGTGGAAGAAGAGTGGTTCAAGGCGTTCTTGGAGGACTACTCATGATCCGCATATACCGAGACCAAGCCAGCGCCTTACGGCGTCGTGCGCAACTCGCGCGCCAATATCCGAACAAGCAATTCCGTGTGTTCAAGCGTGAGTTTGGACATGCGGTGTATATCGTCGTGGCTAAGGGACTGATCCCATGCGCGTGATGAAGATGAAGATGATATTCCAAGCTGTGGAGGTAGTTACATTCCACGACGATGCAGAACAGTTGGCGGAGAAGATTGCCGCTATCCTCCCCAATAGCTATGTGCGTATCTATGAGTACGAGACTGAGGGGAATGCTGTTGTGCGGCGGGACGAACTCAAGGTTATTCGTCCTGCGAAGTGATGATCTCAGTGGGTAGGTGTTCGCACGCCTACCTCGTGAGGCAATCACGCCTCTACAGGAGCTGTAATTGTATACCGCACAGCAATTCCTCGACTTTGCGCGCACCAAGCCCGCCGAGGAACACTACAACTATGGAGACAACGACAACTGCGCGTTCTGCCAATTCCTCCATGCGATGGGTCATCCCAACGCAAACGTCGGAGGCTGGGGTTATAATCTCGAACGCAAAGAGCCGCCTCATCCATATGCAGACCCGATTTGGGACATCGAACTTCCTGCCGAGCTTCGATTAGATACTAGCGATGGTAGGAACCCACTTCAGTCAGGACAGTGGGGTGATCTCGTGCTTGGGTTGGAGGAGGTTCTCAATGGCTAATGAAGTAGAAGAACCAATCGAACTCGACGCCAAGCCGGGCGAAACCAAGTCTCAGGCCTTCGTCCGCCTCGCCAACCCGCGCGTCTCGTCGGCACTCAAACGCATCGAACTGATCGGCAATCTCAGCAATCGTTCGTCGTATGAGTACACCGAGCAGCAGATCGAGAAGATCGAAGCCGCACTGCTCGAAAGCGTCTCCCACACGATCAACAAATTCCGTCGTGTGAAGGACAAACCGGCTTTTGAGCTGTAAAACTACCAAGGCGGGTAAAAAATTTTACTCGCCTTCTCCTTCTCGGAATGCTATACTACTTTCATCAACTCAAGGAGGGTGTGATGTCGTTCAAGCCAATGAAGTGCATACCGTATTACGTCGTCGCGGTTTGGGTCGAACGCGACATCGGCAGCACGACTGTTATGTCGTGGAAATTCGACTGCGGCACTTATGATTACGAACGGGCGGTTGCGTCTCGTGATCGGGCGTTGGGTTGCCTACCGAAGTTCAACCGCAATTTGGTGCGGATCGTTGAGGTTTGTTCGTGTCAGTCTGACAGCGATACGATCCTTGAGGCTTTGGCAGCCCAACCTGAGCCTGCGGCGTAACTACAGGACCTGTAGCCAATGGCCAACCCCAAAGCCTCACGCACAAGCCACGAGCCGACCGCCTACCTCACGCTCAAACGCACACTCCAATCGGCCCATGACTTGCTCAATGTGGCTAAGGAGTTGGCTGACGACATCGTGAAGGAAGCTGATCAGCACAAGGCGAAATCGGACGAACTCGTCCGCAAGCATCTACAACGTACGGACCTACGCCCGCACGTTAACTTCAAGCCGCAACCGAACAACACATGGACCGTGGCTTTCAACGATACGATTTATGTGCTCGGTCCATATGATCCTATTCCACTAGACGAGGACAACATGCCTTTCTGGTGGGCGCTGCGTGGTTCGACTACCAAACACTCCGCACGATCGATGTTCATGGCTCTAATGGGCGTAGTCATCGATTACTGTAATCAGCCTGAGGCTCTATTGCTTGAGCAGGCTGATCCAAAACCGCTCATGCTTGAAGGGCCACTACCATCACTGGAGGACTTGGAAGATGACTAAACGTATCATCGCCCACTTCATACGTGATCCACGTCCGTACGTGATCATACTCACGGCCATCTCCGTGAGCTTCCTCATCTATGGCCTAGTCGATTGGCGGCTGGGCTGGTAACTACAGGAGCTGTAACATGATGAATATCTTCAATACCTTCACACTGCCACTTCGTGCCATCAACAAGCTACTGGCTGAGCCGATCCGTTTCGAGATGCCGGACGTGTTTG